TTGTTTTTAAGTTGTTACCCGCTTCACTTCCTTTAATCTGATTATCTGCCAAAATCCCCAGCGATGCTGTCAATGTTTCAAGATTAATTCCAAAAGTTTTCGCTACTGGCGCAATGTTTTTCATTGCATCGCCAATTTGCTCAACGTTTGTACTGGAATCTGCTGCTGTTTTTGCAAAAACATCATTAATGCGCCCAAGATCGCCAAGTTGCAATCCTAAAGCTTTCATTGTACCTGTTGATATTTCAGCAGCTTTAGCTAAATCTAAACTACCGGCAGCCGCTAGTTGTAAAACTTTAGGCGTTGCCGTCAATATCTCATTTGTTTTCAAACCTGCTGACGCTAAAACACCTTGCGCCTCTGCTGCTTGCTGTGCTGAAAAAGCTGTGGTTGCGCCAAGTTCACGCGCTTGCTTTTCCATTGCTTTCATTTGTTGAGTGGTGGCATCAGTCAAAGACTTAAGCTTAATCATTTGAGTCTCAAACGATGCCATTTCACTAATTACAGTTTTAAAGCCAATGCCAAGTAACGCAGCACTAGCCGCTTTTGCCATGTTACCTAAACTAAGCAAAGCACGTTCACTGCGTCCAGTAGCTTGCTCCATTGCAGATAGATTGCGTGATGCTGTTACTGCACTGGTCGAATCAACTGCGACTTGAATAGAATAGGTATCGGTGGTCATTTTGTTTTGCTCCGTTTTGCAATTTGCTCTGCTTGAATATTTAAATAAGCACTATCGAGCCGCATGATAGCACTTACTTCTAATGGCGTTAATTCTATGTTGGTCAATCTTGACCATGCGTCAATTTCCGCGTAACTAATTGGATTTTGACCAAACCCATTGCTTGAGCGTGTTCGGCTTAATTCGCCAAACCACGCCCAGCAATGGGCGTAATTTTCTGGCATGGGCAATGATTTATAATCATCAGATATCTCATGCCCCATTGCAATAATCGCTTGAGCTTCATCGCGTAAACTGCTTCCATTGTCGTTTGTTTTGCTGAGTTCAAATTCTCGTGTGCCAAAATCGACAATGTCATTGATTAGGCTTTGGTGAAGTTTCCCAAGTTATTACTTGCCTCAAATACTTGTTCACGGATTTCGCTGTTGCGTTCCATTAACTTTGTGGCGTTCTCTGGTGAATATTCAAAGTTAGTAATTCCACGCCATCCGACAACACGAATTGCTGCTGCGTCAATGCCAAATTGTTCATCATCTTCGATTGTGCGCTCAATTTCTTTTCCGCGTTTAGCCGCCATCTTATCCTGAGTGCTGCGCTTGTTAAGCGCTTTGCGAACCCAGTCTTGTACTTTTGGTGCGTCTTTACCTAAAACCGTAATAAATATGCCCGTATCTGCGCCATCGGCTCTTAAATATTCAAACTCATAAGCGTTTTCTGATGCGCTAACTAAATCTAAATCATCAAATGATAAACCTGTTTTTTTGCTCATGTTCGTATGTTCCTGTTGATTTATAAAAAAATACCCACGCCCGCATGATTGCAAGCGTGGGTAATTGTAGCACTATTTTTAAGCGAGTGAATCTTGAACCATGATTGTTGTCGCTAAATTAGCCACAGCACTACCACCCGCTGTATTTTTAAGCGCGGTAAATGGGAATGTGCGAGTTAAACCAGACGCGCCATCAGTTACATCAGCACCGCCAATTTTAACGCGTGACATAGTAAACGATACAAAATCAGCCGTTGCAGTGCTATCTGTTGTTAATGCCACAATGATAGACACTTCGGTTTCATTGATAAAATAATCGCGGAATGTTGCGTCAGTGAAATAAGCACTAAATGTGCCTGTTGCGCCTACAACGCCTTGAAATACGTCTGGGCGTGTTAATGAACCAACAACTGCATCAGCTACTGCAATATTGCCGTTGATGTCAAAGTCAATTGAAGTAACAATAGCAACGGGTGTGCCTGCAACAAGCAACAAACCATTTACACCAGCAGTTACGCCACCAGTAGTGATCGCAGTTGGCGAAGTTAAAACTTGTGATGTGCCAGTGGTAACGTTTAAGCCGACTAATGGAAAATCAATGGTCGCCATACCATTAGCAGGGATTTTAACCTGAGCGTTGGTTTGCATAATGTCAGTATAAACCTCTGACTGTGCAACGTCTGAAAACCAATGTTCAACCGTGTAATAATCCTGTGTCTGTGAAGTTTCTGGCACATAAGTGTATTTGCCGGGAATAGCAACAGTTACACCAGTAACTGAGGTTGCATTATCTGCAAGCGCACTACCGTTTAACGTTTTAACCGTTAATGTGGTTGCTGTTACAGCAGTCACCAATAAGTTTTTATTTAAATTAGCCGCGTTAACGCTGCCTACTGTAATGCGAACCACGTTACCAATTTTAATACCACCAGTTAACGGGTTGCCTGTTTGGAATGTAATAACGCCAGTTGATGCAACAATAGTTACAGCAGCCGCTGTTAATGATGAAATCGCAACAAAGTCTTTACGCAATACAGATTGCAGAAAGTCTTTATATGTTCCAGCAGATAATTCACCGCTTAATGTACCCGTTGATTGTCTTGAACCATGACGGAAATCAGCAACTTGTTGATCTGGGCGAATTTCGTTTGACTGGAATGTTTCTTTAGTTAAGTTAATTGTACTGGTAACACGTCTTAATTCTTGACCACCAGAACCTGATGCAGGCGAACCCAAACCAGTTTGTTTTTTGTACGATACGACTTTTTTAACGCCTTGTGCAATTGTCATTTTGTAACCTCTTATGGATAAATATCTGCTGAAAAATAAATTGATACCGGAATTTTATAAAGCACCCCGTCAATCAATGCCGGTGCAATTGATGGTGTCTTGTCAATAATAACAGTTACACTGCCGTTTGTTAAACTTGTACCGCGTTTAAAATGATTAACCAGTAAATCAACGCGGGTTGCTGCTGTTTTTGCGCCTACGTTAGCCGGATAACATAACATTACCTGCATAAATCCTTTTACGCGATAATGATTGCCGCCTAATGTTGGGTTTAATGTATCTGCAATCATTAAATTAACTTGCTGATATGCTGTACCAACGACGGGCGTAAAAGGTACGTTTTCCCACGCTGTCGCAATCGTAGGCGTTAGCGCATTAAGTTTTGTTTCTAATGCGGTACGGATTTCAACTAGTGCCATTTAATGCTCCTTCAAATAATGCAACAGATACACGCACCATACCTGCCGGTGCTTGCCTACTATGAAAATCATATTCTAATGCTCCAATATATGGCACGTTATTGGTTAAGTAAACAACACTGCCTGCCCTGCGTGGAATTGTTGATTGTATTTTTTCAACTGTACTTGTACGGTCTTCACCTACAAAAGGCGATCCGATTGTGCAGTGCCAGTTTCCGCGAGCATTGCCGCCAACATAACCTTCAGGTGCTGACGCTGGATTTTTCCATTGACTAGGATTTCCAACTGGTGTCATCATAATAATATTCTTAAACACTTCACTTGTTGCAGCGCGTATTTTATTATCAACGTGACCATTAGCACGCGCCACAATTTGCGACATTGAACCTGTCATTTTCTCACCTGCATTTCATAAAGTGCGGGTAATTCACCCGACCATATATGACGAACCGCCACCACTTGATAAACTTCACTATCAACGGTTACTTTATCGGCTGGCTGTGGCGTTGGTGCACCTAATGCCGCGATCATTACCTTTCTGTCGCCTGCTTGAACTACGCCACTAATAAAATCAATTCCGTTATAGTCTTTGATAACGGCAGTGTGATTGGTTGATGTTGTTGTTCCGCCCGATAACTCACCCGTTGTTGGGTCATAAGTGCCCTCAACAATTGACGTTAATGTAATTGATTTGCCAAACTTATCCAGCAATTTATCTGCTGTGGAGCGAGCGCGAGCATCAAGTGTCATGTCTTATCCGTTAACGTCTGCTAAACTACTAAGTAACGGCAATAACGCATGAACCGTTTGGCGAAACAATTTATCTTTAATTTGCTGCTCTAGTGGAAGCTTATTAAATGGAACGATACACGGATGTGTTTTAGCTTCTGCGTCTTTTACTTCACCATAAACCCACCCTTCCTTTACTTTTTCTGCCAACCATGAGTCATGTGACGCTGAATCGCTTGCATTTGGGTTATTGCGGTGAAATTCAACACCAATAATTGCCGAATTACGTTGCCAATCTGGTGTGTTTTCAAAATCAACTTGTGTGTTATCGCCAATGCTTTCGCAGTAGGCCTTGTTTAGCTGGTGGCTTACTCGTGCAATATCTTCATGTGTAATTTGTTTCATATAAATTCCTTTATTTTAAAATTATGTTCTCACCAGCGATCTAGACATATCGTTGCCTTGTTGTTTAAAAAACACGGATAACATGGCGTCAATTTGAGCATAGCGTGTTTGCTGTGGTGAATATTTGTCATATTCTACTTCAATCACGTCCACTTTTTCACGAATAACGCCTTGCGTTAAATCCTGCATTAAAATAGCTGTGTAAGATTTCAATGCTAATTCAGCACACGCATTTTTTACAGTGGTTGGCACAATGTCAAAATCCACATATTGCGGAAAAACATTTGCCGATAATGAATCAATTAATGGAACGTATAATCGCGGCCAGTCAAGCGACTGTGTCGAGTATCTGCGATAACCCGCATATTGCAAACGATATTGCGCCACCATATAGTCTGTGGCTTTGCGTAGTAATTGCTCTTTTGTTGCATCGCTGGTAATTGCCGCCCACGCTGTGTTGCCAATGTTTGCATGGTAGGTTGTCGCGTCTGCTACTGAAACATAGCTTTCAGCGTTTGCAAGTCCAGTGCCGTCTTCAACGATTAACGCCATTTTAATCCTCCATCCATTCAATCATGCCGTAAATTCCGCTTCCAGAAACAACTGAGTTATCTGCAAAAATAATAAAACCTTCATTTTTTGCCAATATAAAACCTTCACCATTATTGCCAAACTCAATAGTTGACGCATTTCCAGTGAATTTAGAAATAACTGAGCGTTCCAAAAAATAAGGCTCTTGCGTCACGCCTGTCATATCTAAACCCGCTTGATTGCGTAAGCATAGCATTTTGCTAGGCTCGTTTTGATTATCGTACTTTGTTGCAGTTAATGTTGTACCGCTTGTTGGTGTGCCTTTAATGCGAGCAAACCCATAAACTGAATTACCATTGCCGCCCGCGTCTGCGCTATCTAGCTGAATGTGCATTTTTGTGATACGCAGTGACGTTTCATCGGTATTAACAAACGCCTGATAAACCGTACCCGCTGTGACCGTAGTTGGTTTTGTTGCTATTTTGCAAACGTAATGCTTCATAAGTCCGCCATAAATAAAGGCGGGAGAACGCGAACAGGAACGAACGCGAACCCCCTAGAAAAATTAACCGAGCAACGTAGCAACGTGGTTTGGTTTCCATACTTTTACGCCATACAAACAACGCACTTCAAGCATAGTTTTCATATAACCTTTATAAACTGCAATTTCAAATACTAAACCGCTTGTTGGGTCTTGTACTGTCATCACGTCAACAGCAGAATCACCACCGTTTGGCATTGCAGGTGGGCGCATGCCTAACTCAACGGCTGATTTATGAAACGCAACGCTTGGTGTGTAAGAGTCGCCAACTGTTAAAGCGTTAGCTGTAGCAATAACTTTTTGTGCGCCTGGTGCATTTAATGAAATAGTACCAGCAGCTGCAACGCCAGTGCCAACAACATATTTGTTAACGGTATCCGCCGCAAATGTTACAACGTCACCCGCTAATACTGTGCCTGTGCCTGTCACCAATGCAATATCAGTAACACCAACAGCAGTTGAGCCAGAAGTAACGTAAGAAGCACCACCGCCTTTTGTGTGCGTAGTAATACCAGCCGATTCTTTAATCATGATGCCTTGCAAATCAAGCAAAGTACCTTGGCGGAGTAACGCTTCATTGCCTGAAGTGTTAACTTGTTGAAGTGCTGCAAGGTTGCGCAATTTAACGCCAGCCGCTGTGTTCATAATCAATGAAATTTGATTATCAGTAGGGCAGCCGTTATCAACTAAGATTTGACGCACTTGCGCAATAGTGTCGAAGTTAGACGCGAATGGTGTAGTGCCTGCTGAACCTACAGCGCGTGATGCGCCTTTGTAAGCAGCCGAGAATAAATCTTGTTCAATTTTGTTGCATAATGCGCGGATTGCTTGGGCAATTTGATCGCCATAAATGGTTTCATAGCCTGCGCCATTGTTGACGTGTTTAATATCTTCACCAGTCCAAGGAATCTGAACCGAAGCGTAAGAATCAAGCGTCATTGTTTTGTTGTCAACGGTTTGATCTGTACCTTCAGGAATTGTCATTGAAGGCGCAAACGAAGTGTTAACGCTTGGTGTGCGAGTAAATGCCGCACGGATTGTGTCGCCTTTTGCAGCGCGGATTGTTGCATCACCATTGATGGTAGATGAAGGGATAAAACCAACTAATTCACGACCGACTACGTCTGCCGCTTTGTATATGTCACTAGCTAAATTGTTGAGCACATTACTCATGATAGTTCCTCTTTGATTTGAAGTTTTTTAGCGGCTATTGTCGCTAATCTTTTTGCAATTCGCTTTTCAACCCATTCGGGTGATTGCGCTTTACCTTTGTGAGCTATCGACATTTTTTCTTTTGTTTCAGCCGATAACACGTTTCCTAACGCTCTTTTATTTCCTATTAAACTAGCAGATACTTTTGCTTTTGTTTCATTGCTGTATTTTTTTCCTAAATTTGCTTGTCTCATTTTTTCAACATGAGACTGTGTTTTTTTTATTCCTGTATGTGCTAATCTTAGTTTTTCTTTTGTTTCATCACTATGTATTCTTCCTTTTCCGCCATCAGATATAGCT